TTCAAGGCGTTACAGGCCCAACGGGTGCACAAGGCAATACCGGACTTACAGGACCTACAGGGGCACAAGGTGCTGTAGGCGATCACGGCCCAACTGGACCGCAAGGTATCCAAGGCGATCAAGGTATCCAAGGTAACGTTGGACCTACTGGCGCTCAAGGTATTCAGGGTAGTGTTGGTCCTACAGGCGCACAAGGCATTCAGGGTAATACAGGTTCTACAGGCCCCACTGGTCCAACAGGTACTGCTGGCGCAAATGGTGATCGCTACTTAACTACTAGTACTACGTCGCTCTTAGTTAGTAATGCGCAAAAAACCTTAACCATCGGTACTGGTCTTGCGTACTCAGAAGCGCAAAACATCATTGTTAGCTATAACGGTGACACAGTCACTCACATGCACGGTCCAGTTGTTTCGTACAACAGCTCTACTGGTGTTTTGGTTGTCGATGTAACAAACCATACAGGCACAGGTACATACGCTGACTGGACAGTCAATCTGGACGGCGCTCAAGGCGTAGCTGGTCCGACAGGTGCAACAGGTCCAACGGGTGCGGCTTCGACCATTGCAGGCCCTACTGGGCCAACTGGTACTCAAGGCGATAGTATTACTGGTCCAACTGGTCCTACTGGTGCGCAAGGTACTGCAGGTCCTACGGGCCCACAAGGTAACCAAGGCATTCAAGGTATCCAAGGTGTACAGGGAGACTCTGGCCCGACTGGCCCAACAGGTAACACTGGTACTTCCGGTTTAGCTGGACCTACTGGTCCCACTGGTGCCGACTCCACTGTTGCCGGTCCAACTGGCCCTCAAGGCACACAAGGAACACAAGGTGTTGCTGGCCCAACAGGCCCAACAGGTAGTGTCGGCGGTACCGGCTCTGTCGGCCCAACAGGCGCTCAAGGTAGTCAAGGTCCAACTGGCCCTACAGGCACACAAGGTGCGCAAGGTATTCAGGGTATTCAGGGTATTGAAGGTACTGCTGGTCCAACAGGCGCAACTGGCCCAACTGGCACTGGCCCCACAGGACCTCCCGGAACTCCTGCAACAACGACATACACGCGCACAAGCTTTACAGCATCCGCTGCACAGGCTACGTTTAGCGTTACTTACGAAATCGGTTTTGTTGCGGTTTATCAAAACGGTGTGTTCTTAAACGGCAATGACTTCACTGCCACAAACGGAACAACGATTGTCTTGGCCACACCTGCTGCGGCTGATGACATCATTGAAACGATTGCGTACACAGTTACCAACATTGCTTCGCCTACTGGCCCAACAGGACCTACAGGTGCTAATGGTTTAACTGGCCCGACCGGCCCGACCGGTGCTGACTCTACAGTGGTTGGCCCTACAGGAGCAGGCGGACCGACTGGACCTTCCGTTACTGGACCTACTGGGCCAACGGGTGCTGCTGGTGCAACATTAACTGCAGCTACTCAGACGTTCACAGGTGACGGTACAACGACTGCGTTTACGATCACAACTGGCTACACTGTGGACAACTTGTTTGTGTTCTTGAACGGTGTCTGTATGGCTCCAACGTCGGACTACACAGTATCGGGTACTACGTTAACATTCACATTCACACCGCTTTCTGGACAAGCAATTGTTGTTCGCCAGCTGAAATAATTCTTGAGGTAATCAAATGACAATCGCAGCAATTTTTTCAAAATTTGCAAACAAGGTGAACTCGCTTGGTACAGCGTTCAATGAAACGGTGTTTGCGATTACCGACGGAGCATCTGTAGATATCAACCCAGCAAACGGCACGATTCAAACTTGGTCACTGGGCGCAAGCCGAACACCAACAGCAACGTCCTTTTTGTCAGGGCAGAGCGTAACTTTAATGGTCGCAGGTACGGCCAGCACTATTACTTGGACAACGATGGCGGTAACATGGGTGGGTGGAACTGCACCGACTCTGCCGACCACGGGGTACGGCGTAATCGAATTGTGGAAAGTTAACTCAACAATCTACGGAGCTTCCGTTGGGAATGTAGCCTAATGTTTTTGACCCATGCCTTACGTGCCATCTTTCGCGCTGCTGTTGTCACTGGTGACTCACTGTGGAAATTCGTAACTTTACTGATTAGCGGCACACCCCCCGCAGTCACGTTTATTTCTGATGCCAGCACAAACGGCAACGTATTGACGTTGAACGGCGACACACGTCCTAGCAATTTCAACCCATACACACCGGGTTACTACAGCAACTTTTTTGACGGTACTGGGGATTATGTAAGCGTACCTGACTCAACGGCCTTTACTATGGGCGCTGGTGATTTTACTCTTGAGGCTTGGGTGTACTTAACAACAAGTGGTACGTCAAGAGTGATTATTGGTACGTGTGATGCAGCTGGTACTCAAGCATCAATGTCATACACACTTTCCGTCAATACCTCCAACAACCTTTTATTTGGCGTAGGTTACAATGGAACAATGTATTATTCCACTAATACAGGTACCGTACCAATTAATCAGTGGGTGCATGTAGCAGGAGTTAGAAATGGGGCAAACGTATATGCATATTTAAACGGTGTTCAGTCTACTACAAACACTAACATGGGTTCTTTATCAATAACAGACTCATCACAAATTGTTGGAATTGGGCGTAACGGTGCATATAATGGTGAATACCTAACTGGTTACATATCTAGCGCTCGCATAGTCAAAGGCACAGCTGTATACACCGCAGCTTTTACACCACCCACAGCACCACTGACAGCTATTGCTGGTACATCACTTCTAACCTGCCAATCCAACAGACTCATCGATAACAGTTTAAACAATTTTGTTGTCACTAAAGGCGGTGACACAGCCGTCAGCGGTTTTATCCCTTTCGTTACGCCAACGACTGCAAACGTAAATACTTTGTACAGCACGTACTTTGATGGTACTGGTGATTATTTGTCATTTACATCAAGTTCTGCATCAGCACTAGCCACTGGGGATTTCACATTTGAAATGTGGTTGTATTGGAACGGAACTTCAGTTGATGTGGATTTCTATAGATATAATTTTGCAGGCAGTGATTGGGCTATAGGTATATATAACACTGCAACTAATATTTCTATAGCAAATTTTAATGGCGCAGAAAGAATTTATTTTGGCTCAAAAACGCAACTTACATCAAACCAATGGAATCATTTAGCGATCACCCGATCCGGAAATACGTTTAGATGTTTTATTAATGGTGCATTGGATTCTGCGGGAGCACAGACAAATACTGCGTCCATGTTTAATACTTTAGCCACCACAGTAGCTATTGGTAGATTTCTTGTCGGCAGTATGTCTAACGTCCGCTTGGTTAGAGGCACCGCTGTATACACAGCCAACTTCACACCATCCACTACTCCACTAACCGCCATCAGTGGTACATCGCTCCTAACCTGCCAAGACGCAACGATCAAAGACAACTCAACCAATGCGTTCGCTATAACAAGCTTCGGTCAAGCACAGCCTGTTGCTCAAAGTCCGTTCACTCAGACAACCACTGCAGTCAATACAACATACCTTGGCTCTGGATACTTTGATGGTAGCGGGGATTATTTGTCTGCACCAAACAATGCAGGGTTTCAATTTGGTACTGGCGACTTTACTGTGGAATACTGGGTTAATTTTACAGTAACACCGGGGGCAGTTTCAATTATTCCAATATCTTGCTATTCTACTAATTCAGGATGGGAACTCTACTACAAAGGTAATGGAACAGTTGCTTGGTGGTATAACACAACTTTTTTAGCAGGGACAACTGTGCCAAAGCCAAACCTTTGGTATCACTTAGCAGTAACTAGAAAAAGTGCTACAACTAGATTGTTTGTTAATGGTGTAATTGAAGCAACATTATCCAGTGATACAACAAACTTTACGCCAACTTCTCTTTTATATATAGGAAATGAGTCTGGGTCTGTAGCCCCACATACTGGTTACATTGCTGATTTGCGTATTGTCAAAGGTAGAGCCCTCTACACAGCCAACTTCGCTCCACCAGCAACACCATTAACGGCTGTCGCTAACACATCACTGCTGACACTTCAGACAGATCAGCCTGTAGCAAACAAACAGTTTGTCGATAACAGCGGTAACAACTTCCCAATTACTCAAGCTGGTAACACCACCCAAGGCGCATTCAGCCCATACGGTGCAAACTGGTCAAATTATTTTAGTCCAGGGCAATCAAACTATATTCAAACAACAATTCAAGCAATGACTGCTAATTTCACAGTTGAATGCTGGGTGTATGTAACAAGTTTGGCAAACAGTGGTGTTATTATTGGACAGACATGGGAGTTGTGGGTTAACACAAGTGGAACAGTTTCTTACTACACACCAGCATCAGTAAGAATTACAACATCTCTTACTGTTTCGTTAAACACCTGGACTCACATAGCATTAGTAAGAAGCTCAGGCATAGCTAAGATTTATATTAATGGTGTTGCTGATGCATCAACCTACACAAATTCTGCGACTGTTGGTGCTTTAGAAACTACATATATTGGTCGTGATCCCGGAGCATCGGGTGGATATAATGGTTATATTAGTAATTTACGCATTGTTAACGGCACGGCAGTTTACACTTCAACCTTTACACCAAGCACAACACCACTAACAGCAATTACCAACACAAGTTTATTGACTTGTCAATCACCTCGTTTTATTGATACTAGTATAAATGCATATGCAGTTACTATAACTGGTTCACCAACCGTACAACGATTTAGTCCATTCAATCCATCATCAGTAACCCCAACAAGTTATAGTGGTTATTTTGATGGTAACGGAGATTATTTAAGTGTTCCTGATAATGCTGCCTGGAATTATGGAACAGGTGACTTTACTATTGAATTCTGGGTATTATTTAGTGCGTTCCCCAGTTCAACTTGGATGGTTCAATTATCTCAATTTGCTGATGCTAATAACAGAATTAGTGTATTTTTTGGAAATAATGCATCAAATGAAAACGGATTAGTATTCAAAGCAGTTGTTGCTGGCACAGCATATAAAGCAGTTGAAAACGACAGTGCTAATATTACAATGTCATCATTGGGTTATTCTACTAGTACATGGTACCATGTTGCAATTTCTAGAAGTGGGTCATCATTTAAAGGATTTATTAACGGAGTTCAAAAATGCTCATTAACTTCATCAGTGACATTGCCGGATTTATCAGCACCATTATTAATTGGAGCATATGATACCACACCTCTATTTGTACAGAATGGTTATATTTCAAATTTGCGTATAGTTAAAGGCACTGCACTGTATACTACTACATTTACACCAAGCACAACACCATTGACTACTACAAGCCAAGGTGCTACCGCAAGTCAAGTATCATTATTAACACTACAATCACCTACATTTATAGATAACAGTACAAACAACTTTACGATTACTGCATTTGGTAATAGTCAACCGACACAACAAAACCCATTTGGTTATACAAACGCATTAACAACAGGATATTCAACTGCTGTTAATGGTGGGTCCTGTTACTTTCCAACCAGTGCTAGCTACCTTACTACTCCGGTAACTGCATCAAATAGTGGCTTTGGAACTGGTGATTTTACAGTTGAAGCTTGGATAAATCCAACGGTAGCTCAATCAATAACTATTGTATCTTCAAACTACAACTACAGTACAGCCTCCGGTAACTGGGCATTTTATACAACTGTTGGTTCTGCAAACACTGTATATTTTAATGGCGCTGCCAATCACGCAAGTACTGTAACCGCAACTATACTTCTTAATCAGTGGACTCATGTAGCATATTCAAGAGTTTCTGCTGTTGGATACTTTTTTATAAATGGTGTGCAACTTGGAGCAGGTGTTGCGGATACAACAAACTATCCGGGTGTTACAGGAACACTTTATTTAGGACGCCAATCTGATGGTACAGGTACTTTAACTGGGTACATGAGTGATTTACGTATTGTTAAAGGCACAGCGCTTTATAAAGGCAGTTTCGTACCACCTCTTGCACCATTGACTGCTACTACAGGAACCACTCTACTGCTCAACATGGACAAAGGCGCGGCAGTAGACAGCAGCCGTAACAATGATTTAGAAACCGTTGGCGATGCAAAGCTTCGTGACGAAACCCCATATGCCGGGTCTTACTACAGTAACTTCTTTAACGGTACTAGCAATTACTTTACCTTACCCGCATCCGCAAATTGGGATTTTGGTACCGGTGATTTTACAATTGAGTGCTGGGTTAATCAGTCTGCAATTACAGCAACGGACCAAGTTATAGCGTTCCATGGTTGGTCGGGCTCAGGCGGAATTAATTATGGATGGAATTTAAGGACCATTGCAACTACGGGAGTAGTAGGTTTTTCTGTAGCAACTTCTGGTGGTATTGACCAACGACAATTTACTGATTTAGTTATTAAAGCTGGCCGCTGGCACCATTTTGCAATTGTTTGTGCAAGTAACGTTGTTTCTGCCTACCTTGACGGAGTGAAAAGCGCAACAACATACAGTGGCGCTACTTTTGTAGCCCGACCAACCATGACCCTAGTGTTAGGTGGTTGGAACAATAACACTGAATCAATAGCTGAGCGGCTTTGGTTTGGTGGGAATATTAGTAGCTTTAGAATAGTTAAAGGCACAGCTCTTTACACAGCCAACTTTACACCTTCTACTACACCCCTAACTGCAATTACCAACACGCAAGCGTTGTTGTGTCAGACTAATAAATTTGTAGACAACTCGGCAAACTCAGCGACAATTACTAACGTGGGGGCCGCTGTCAAATCACAAAACCCATTCCAGAAGAATACGTACAGCAGTATGCTCTTTGACGGGACGGGGGATTATTTAGCTGTGCCTGCTGGACCACAATTTAATTTTGGTACGGGTGATTTTACAATTGAAGCCTGGGTATATCCTCAACAATTAACAACCGATTGGTTCATTATTAGTGCTAGCGGGACAGGCGGATTATTTTTTGGATATGCACCTTCTACTGGTGGATATGGTTGGGGTCGTGCTGCAATTGCATGGGACTATCAACCCGCAACTTCAAAAACATTAAATGCATGGCAACATGTAGCAATATCAAGAAGCGGTACAAGTATGAGAATATTTGTTGATGGTGTACAACAAGGCACTACCCAAACAAATTCAACAGCATATAACTTAAGTGTAACAAGTACAACTATTGGTAGTCAAGGTTCAAGTTATGTTATGACTGGTTATATTGACGACCTACGCATCACTCGAGGCTACGCTCGTTACACAGCAAACTTCACACCGCCAACAGCACCACTGCCTACTTCTTAAAGGTACAGCATGACAACGCAAATCATTTCGCCAAACGTAGACGCTACGTTTCTAGCAACGCTGGTAACGTTGGCAGGCAATCAAACGCTGACCAGCAAAACGCTCAAGGGGCCGTTCGAGTTCGTCACAGTATCGCCTTCGGCACCGGCAACTACGCTGCAGTACGACGTGATGACTCAAGGCATCCTGTACTACACAGGCAACGCTACGACAAACTTCACGTGGAATATTCGGGGCAATGCTGGTACAACACTGAATGCTCTGCTGCCAATTGGTCAGTCGGTCACTTGTGTACTGGTCGTTACGAATGGTGCAACACCCTACTACCCCACAGCCTTCACAGTGGATGGGTCAACCATTACGCCCAAGTACCCCGGTGGGTCAGCCATTACAGGCGGCAGTACCAGCGCCTTGGACGTTTACACTCTGACGCTGATTAAGACAGCTTCGGCTACATACACAGCTCTTGTGTCTCAAATCAAATACGCTTAAAGGGTAGGCTATGACTTTGTTAGCCGTCAAAAGTTCGCTTGGCGGATTTACTTCCCCCTACGTCTACACGATCCCAGCGGACACTGTTATCTTCTATAACGGCACATATTCTGCGCCAGTAGATGGCTGGGACTTGTATTCTGACGCTGCCAGCCAGTTTATTGTCGGAACAGCATCACAGGCTGAGGTGGCTACAACAACAGCTGCCAGTGGAAGTTCAACGGCTACAGCAACCAGTCTATCTACAGCTGGAGCGCACACAGGTGCAAGCGTTTCTGTAGCTGGCGGCTATGTTTCTTTATCTTCGGCTCAAAGAAGCGCAGGAGAGCATACGCATGCCATAACCGCTGGCGGCACTACCAGCACTGAGATGAAGCCGATCAGTACAACCATTACAATGCTGCGTACTACAACGGAGCAAAGGTTCTTTCCCGCGAACACCATCCATATCAACGGGACAAATCTGGTCGGCGGCACACAGAAGCTTGCAGCCACATCTAATCGATACATCTCGGGCGGTAGCTCAGTGGTGGACAACGCAGCTGTGAACCACACCATTACGTTAACCGCTGCGACTTACTCTTCTAATTCTCACTTCCACGGTAACCCACCATATACCGACTATGGTTCTACCCAAACCTCGAGCTTACAAACAAGTTATACCGCATCTGCATCGCCCTCTAACCACACCCACGTGGTATCAGCTACTGCTTCGATTTCTGCCCTCAAGGGAAAGCTCCTCAAGCTGTGGATTGCAGCTTCCAGACAACTCCCAAAAAGCGCTACGGTTGTGATGTACTGCGGTAATTTGTCTTTGTTGCCAGCTTATTGGAAGGTCTGCGACGGCACCAATGGCACGATCGACATGCAAGGGTACTTTATTGGGTACGCTACATCGGCTGCTACCGCACACGGTACTGTAACCAGCGAGACTACCACCTACGCTACGACCGGCCCAACTGCCGCTTCTGACCCCTACACCCACGCACACTATTCTCGAAGTGATGTTTACTACACGCAGATATTTAAAAACCACGGGCAGTCAACCGTTACTCACACGCATGCTGTAGAAGGCGGGTCCGTTACCTCAGACGCACTTCCTGCAAGTATCAAACTTGCATTCATCCAATTGGTTACCTAAAGGCACTTACCATGGCTCATACATACCTTACTGTTGACTTTTACAACAACGCAGCCAGCTGCAGAATCAACGGTGTCGACCACGTTTTCTCCTCGGTCAATGCATTTAAGTACGGGGCACAGTTCCCCTACTCCGACACAGTTCGTATCTTTGCTTACGAGCCAGACCGCAGTATCTTCGTCGTGGAGTACGCTGATGGGCAAGTTAAGTCTGGAGCAGACTTGCATGAGATGGTTTGGGTTGCTGAAAATCTCAGCAAGATTGAGCAAGCGGCTATCCTAGACGAGAGTGAAAACCCTGCGTTTCCTGCACCCACGATGGTGGAAGTTCGAAATGCCAAGCTGGCCATGACTGACTGGGTTCTGATTCGCAAGCAAGAAGAAGACTTGTTGGGTTTACCCAACACTATGTCACAAGAGACGTTTGCTGCCGTCCTTGCTTACCGCCAAGCGCTTCGCGACATAACTAGGATGTATTCTGATATAAATAGTGTTGTCTGGCCAACCAACCCGCTTGAATAAAGGAAACACATGAAAATTGCCGTATACGCCATCAGTAAAAATGAAGAAGCGTTTGTTGAACGCTTCTGCGAATCTGCCAAAGATGCTGATCTAATTTTGATCGCTGATACTGGGTCAACAGACAACACTGCTGGATTAGCTCGTTCATTGGGCGCAACCGTATACGACATTTCTGTGCGCCCGTGGCGTTTCGATAAAGCGCGGGATACGGCCCTAAATCTGATCCCTCCTGATTTTGACGTGTGTATATCCCTTGACTTAGATGAAATCATGGAACCCGGCTGGCGTGAAGAGATTGAGCGCGTGTGGCAAGAGAACACTACGCGACTACGCTACAAATTTGATTGGGGCTGTGGCATTAGTTTCTTCTACGAAAAGATTCACCATCGTACTGGTTACCACTGGCACCACCCTGTTCATGAGTATCCACGTGCTGACAATCGCACAAAAGAAATATACGCACATACGGACATGTTGTTAGTCAGTCACCATCCTGACCCTACAAAATCTCGTGGTCAGTACATGCCGCTTTTGGAATTGGCTGTAGCAGAAGACCCCCGCTGCCCCCGCAATGCGTTCTACCATGCCCGTGAGTTGACGTTCTATTACCGCTGGCAAGATGCGATTGTTGCACTTGACAGATACTTAAACATGCCTGAAGCCAATTGGCAGAACGAGCGTTGCTACGCCATGCGTCTTTTAGCTAAATCTCATGACGAACTGGGTCACTCAGAAGAAGCCTTGAAGTGGGCACGCCTTGCTGTTGCTGAAGCCCCCGGAACCCGTGAGCCGTGGGTTGAATTGTCCATGCAGTGCTACCGCAGATCAATGTGGGCTGAGTCCTACGCTGCCGCGCTATCTGCTCTAAACATCAAAGATAAACAATTGGTGTATACGATGGACCCATCGGTGTGGACTGAAAAGCCGTATGACCTTGCCAGCATTGCTGCTTGGAACCTTGGCCTCAAAGATTCTGCTATTGAATTTTGCAAAAAAGCTTTAGAATTCAATCCAACGGACAGCAGGCTTGTATCTAATCTTGCGTCTATGATTCCTACTACGGAGTTGACATGATTGGACGACTAATTGCACTGCTGTTCTTAAGCCGCGAATACGCGCATAGAGCACACTTGCGCACAACAAGTTACGCTCAGCACGTGGCGTTGGGGGAGTTTTATCCCAGCATTGTAGACATTGCTGATTCTTTAACTGAAGCTTATCAAGGTCGTCACGGCATCATCGACGACATTCCCATGCTAGAAGAAACAGACACTGGTGAGCCAGCTGATGTATTGGCTCGTCATTTGGATTCAGTAGAGAAGCTACGCTATACAGCAGTCAATAAAACAGATACTGCGCTTCAGAACATTCTTGACGAAGCCGTTGCTCAGTATTTGAGCACGCTGTACAAACTTAGGAATTTGAAGTGAATGGACACCGTAGAAACAAAACTTGCCGTGCATGAAGCTGTCTGCGCTGAACGCTACCGATCTATTGAAGACAAATTAGATCGTAACAAAGACCGTATGAAACATGTTGAATACATGCTCTATGCAGTCATGATTGCTGTGCTATTTGGGCCAGGCGTTGCAGCCAGCTTTATTCAAAAGTTCTTAGGCTTATAGAGACACAAATGACATGCGTTGGTTGCTCCTACCATGGTTGCTGTTACTGGCAGGGGCTACTGCAAACGAGAGATGCGTTGTTACGGATTTTTACGCAGTAAGTTGGATCAGTGAACCAACGCTGCGCCACATGCAGTTGTCTCGGTGGTTGACTACAAATGGTGATGCTTGTAATACTAAACAACTTGCAGGTATTTGGAACAATTTAGCAATGTGGGCAGGTGTTGCGGACAGCGCAGAGTTACGTGGCAAGGTTCTTTACTACTACGCCAGAGCGGCAGAAAGGGAGAAGAAATGACGATTGATACAATCAGAATGTTTCCCATGGTTATGCCTTCTGGATACCCTCAGGAATATGACTTGGTCGAACGCAAAATGCTAAAGCAGCAAGAGATGCAACAAGCAGCGCTAGAGCAAAAGAAAGCCCAGATTGCAATTCAAGACTTGGCCTTTGAGATTTACACAAAGAATGCAGAGCAAGCAAAACTAAGAATTGAGATATTCCAAAACCGCAAACTGGACCTCTATGCTTAAACTGTTTTTATTGTTTCCAGTTATAGCTATGGCAGCAGAGCCAGCACCACCCATCAAGGCTGTAGTGGCCCGTGTGATTGATGGCGACACTGTATCGATAGTAGCCAACTGGGTTCCAGACCCTATGAAAAAAGAAATTGCAGTAAGAGTTTACGGGGTGGACACGCCAGAGAAATCCTTTCGGGCTCAGTGCGCAAAAGAAGCAGAATTAGGTGCTAAGGCTACTGAATTTACAAAGGCACAGATTGCCAAGGCAAAGAAAATTGAAGTTGCTTATTTTAGCTGGGACAAGTATGGTGGCCGTGTTTTGGGTGACATTTTGCTAGACAAACAAAGTCTCAGAATGGCTTTGATCAACAATGGTTTTGCTAGGGAATACTTTGGCGATGCCAAACAATCATGGTGTGAGTGATGCAGAACACAAAAGACAAACTAGTTTATACCGTCACTATATGCGTGACTCTGACCCTGTGTTTCTCCGTGTTAAGCATGGTGGTCAGCTTTATGTTGGGGCTATGGGCCAAGGAAGTGGACAATGCAGAAATCTTCAAAATGATTTCACCAGCATTCAGTACCCTAATTGGCGGAATGATTGGGTTCCTGAGTGGTATCAAACTGAACCAAGACGACACGACAGATAAACCAAAGGAGAGTAAAGATGATGGGATTAGATGCGTTGCTGCAGGTGGGCGGGAAGCTGATCGACAAACTGATACCTGATCCAGAGGCTAAAGCAAAGGCCCAGTTTGAACTGGCCAAGATGGTTCAGGATGGTGAGCTGGCAAAACTGGCTAATGAAACTAAGCTGTTTGAAGTTGAGCAGGAAAACGTTACTCGGCGTGCTGAAGCCGATATGGCCAGTGACTCATGGCTGTCTAAAAACATTCGCCCCATGACTCTCATATTTCTTTTGGCTGCATATTCTGGCTTTGCTATTGCATCCATCTTTGAACTTGAAACCCGTGGTGCTTACGTTGAACTTCTGGGGCAATGGGGTATGTTGGTCATGAGTTTTTATTTTGGCGGACGTACTATGGAAAAAATTGCTGACAGGGTGAAGAAATGAATTTGACTGAACACTTTACACTTGAAGAACTTACACACACAGACCACAGAGAGTTTGACAATATTCCAAATGAAAACGAATTGGAAAACCTCAAACGGCTTGCATCCTTCCTCGAAGAAGTTAAAACTGCACTTGGTGGAAAACCCGTCATGGTCAACTCAGCTTTTAGAAGTAAGCAAGTCAATGATGCTGTGGGTTCTAAAGATACTAGCCAGCATCGTATTGGTTGTGCTGTGGACATCAGGGTTCCTGGATTGACGCCTGATCAAGTCGTTAAAACAATTATTGCTTCTGGTTTACCCTACGATCAAATCATTCGCGAGTTTGACCGATGGACACATCTAAGTATTCCAAACACTCCAGATACCAAGCCTCGCAAGCAAGCTTTAATTATTGATAAAGCTGGTACTAGAATTTATGCTTGATACACACCCAATTTAATGGGAAAATACTCAGGTGTTTTTTAACAATGTAAAGGAGCCAATATGGCAATCGGTTTTGATCAATTTATGGAAGCAACAGGCGCTGAACTAGTCGCTGGCAACATCATCGTAGGCATTATGGCCGCCCGTAAAAAAGTTGGTAGCTTAGACGATGACGGTGTTTTTAACCTGAACGACGATGGCAAAGCCTTGGCAGATGAAATTGAAGCTGGTGGTAAAAAAGCAACAAAGGCTAAAAAAGCTGATGCTGCTGAAGCCGCTCCTGAAGCTTAATTAAAAGGTGGGATCATGCCCGGTTTACGTATTGATAATTTTTCCGGTATCGTACCGAGGACTGGTCCCACTGCGCTTGAGGGAAACCAAGCCCAGATTGCTAATAATGCCAAGCTGACGTCTCTTGAGATTCGTCCTTGGAGAACTCCAACCTTAGAGTACACGCCCAATGGCGGCGCTAGTGTTCAGTCTATATTTAAGTTTAGTGGGCCCTCCGGCTCATCGCCTGTATGGCTTGAGTGGAACTATGACGTAGACGTTGTCCCTGGCCCAGTGGCTGACTTGACCGAATTTCGTTTGTATTTCACAAGTTCAGGGTTTACCCCTAGAAAAACTAACTGGGCGCTCGCTACCAGTTCAGCAACAGCTCCCTATCCAAACAACTATTATGAGATGGGTGTTCCCGTCCCTGCGGGTGCACCAGCAGTAACCAAGGCTGGTACAGGCACTGCGCCTACAGAAGACCGCTCTTACATCTATACATATATCACCACATTCGGTTCTGTGGCAGAAGAGTCTGCCCCTAGCCCAGCAACTATTATCTCAGGGGTCAATACCTCAGGTGACTCTGTAACGATTACAGGTTTTTCTACCCCACCTTCTGGCAACTACAACTTTACACACCGCCGTATCTATCGGTCAGTGATTGGAGCTACGACAGCCTCCTATTTGTTTGTGGCTGAGATTCCAATTGCCACGGCAACTTATGTAGACACTAAAACAGCTGCCCAGCTTGGCGCGGCGCTCCAATCCCTCTACTACACGCCACCTCCAACCACATTGCAAGGTATTGTGTCTATGCCTAACGGCTTGCTGGCTGGGTTTACAGGCAATCAAATCTGGTTCTGTGAGCCGTATCTTCCCCATGCTTGGCCTGCTATATACATGCTGACCACGGACTACCCCATTGTGGGCCTTGGTGTGTTTGGTAATTCTTTGTTTGTGGGAACCACACGCAACCCGTACATGGTAACTGGCACAACACCGTCCAGCATGATGCAAGAGAAGCTGTCGCTTGTGCAACCGTGCGTGGCTAAGAAATCTATTGTCTCTGACCAGTATGGTGTGCTGTACGCAAGCCCTAACGGTTTGGTGTCTATCTCCCCAGGTTCTCAGGAAGTAATGTCTAATGCCTTGTACACCCGTGAGGAATGGCAACTCCTGAACCCGTCGAGCATGATAGGTGCCGTGTACAACAACATGTACTTTGGTTTTTACCAAACAATAGCTGGGGCTCGTAAGTCCATCATCATTCTGCGTGGGGATAACCCTCCACTGGCTACGTTTGATTCCAACGCCAAGGCCAAGTTTGTTGAACCAGTTACTGGCACAGTGTACTTCTTGTCTGCCGCAGATAACAAGATTTATTCATTAGACACCAACACAGCCGCCAACACTGTATTTACATGGCGGTCTAAGAAGTTTATTCACAACCGGCCTACAACTTATGCTGCACTGCAACTACACGCAGATTACGTATACATGGCGGCTAATGCTGGTTCGTACCTTACAGTCAATCTGTATGCTGAAGGCCAAGGGGTGCTGACTATTAATATGACCAGTGATGAGCCTGTACGTATTCCTAACGTGACTCGTTCGTACTACTGGGAAATTGAGGTGGTTGGAAACGTTCCAGTTCGCCGAATTACTGTGGCTACTTCTGTTGATGAGTTGGAGATGGCTTAATGTCTGCTCTGCCAAGACTACCGGGTATACCCTCAATCTCTCCGGTCCAAGACACAACCGTAGCGGCTATCCTTCGCCCAATGAAGGAAAGCATAGAGATTCTTAGCGGGGCTATATCGGGTAATCCCTTACCTAATGGCACAACTATTAGCAGTGGTCTTAACCCTGCCATTTCTCTTACAACGATTACCAACACTTATAACGGGACTACGGATACAACAGTTCCGCCTACTGCCTCAGGGTTAACCATTAGTGCTGGTTTTACTAACATCCTGTTGAGCTGGGACGACCCTAATACCTCAGGCACGTTTCTTAACTATGCTTATACAGAAGTCTGGCGTTCAGTAGATAACGTTTTAGCTAATGCTGTATTGCAAGGTTTTGCCCCAGGCGCGGTCTATTCTGACCCTGTAGGAACCAACAAAAGTTTCTATTACTGGATTCGATTTGTATCTCAAGCAGACATTGCTGGCCCCTATAACAGCTCTGTAGGTACGCTTGGTGGTACCGGCCTTGTAGGCGGTGTGGACCTTGGCCCTTTGATTGTTGATGCTACTAAGCTGGCAGCTGATGCGGTTGAGTCCGGCAAAATCAAAGACGCTG